GACCGATGCGGTGTGTGGGACCCATACGACGCCAACGCCTACGGGGTGTGGGCGCGTCATGGAGCCTCCGCGCACGGCGGTACGGGCGGCTGCGACTGCGACATACGAATACGATGGAGGATGGACAATGACGGGAAAACAGACTCGCAGATCAACGGCGGCTCGACAGCATATCAAGCCGAAGCCTGACGTCGGCTATGCGATGACGCCATTGCAGATGCGCGTATTCCAAGGACAGTGGGATTGGGCCAACGACCCGTCGAGCGTGTTCCCATGGATGAGGAAGGATGATGGCGATGGCGGGGCAGAGTGAGAAAAACCTCAAAGGGCGCATCGAACAGGTCAACGACGTCATCAACGACGCCTACCAGTCAATGATAGCCGCGCAGGACAGCGACGACCCCGAGTCCTCAGCCGAATACGATCTGTACGCGAAACGGTATGAGCAGTTCACAAAACTGCTCGTCCTGCTCACGAAGAACTATGATGAGGCGGTAAGCATAGACCGGGCCGAGAAGGCGTCCGTGTCGAAATGCAAAGCGAAGACCGCGTTGCAGAAGATGAGAGGGGAATAGCTATGGCTATGAAGACGATAAACATGCTCCCATGGGTGGATCGCGCCGCGTGCGGCTACTCCGACAGGATGAGGGTTACGAATTTCACGGACCCCGGCAACACGATGTTCGCAAACATGATATACAACGCGGTGCTCGGAGCTCCAGTGTACTTCATCATGCAGCCGAACGGCCGTTCGGAGAAGAACGATTGGGAGCCAGTCGAGGACGGTCAGGAGGCGGCGCGCGCCGAACAGTCGAAACAGCAGGCCGCGCAGGCCGCAGCATTGCAGGCCCTCGCCAAGAAGACGCAGGACAGCGCAAAATCAGATGAGAAGACCGTCGCTGACACCACTGATCCAGCTGACAGCGGAAACAACGACGCCGCGTCGAACGACGGAGCCGTTGGCGGCTTCGCCAAGAAACAGGCTGCCAGCGCAACACAAACCGAATACCAGCATGTCATCGTCAGCGCCAACGACCCCGTCATGGTGGACTCCATCACCGACCCGGACAAGATACCCGACGTATCACAGGTAAGTGACATCAGCTACGACGGCTCATGCTACGACGGCGACGGGAAAGCCATACCCGGACTCTACTGCCTCCAGCTCATCCGGCCGCCAGTGAACCAGCAGGCCATGCTCGTCGCCGCGCGCGCACTCGACTTCGACCTTCGCTTGGGGCACTCGCTCGGCAACATCATGGTGCCTCGGCCCGTCGTGACCGGCACCTCGCCCGACGTGGAGATCAAGGTTTCCGGCGATAAGGACCCGAACGACTTCACCAACTTCTCCTACGACCGCGTGCAGGCCGGAGGCCAGGTCGTCGTCCCGCAGGCGAAGTACATGGAGCAGTGGGATACGGATAAGCTCACCACGCTGCTCACGCTCACCGCCTACGAGATGATCGGCGAAACGAAGAACAGTCCCGTCGACTTCCCCGAACTCGCCACGCTCGGCGAGCAGACGCAGAGCCTCGTGTCGAACCGCGAGCCGTTCGTCAGCCGCGCAGCGCTGATACGCGCGCAAGTCAACGGCGTGTTCGCCACCGCAGGCGTCCCCGAACTGGCATGGGACTCGCTGTTCCCGTACACGCCGCAGGACATCGCATCCATAGGCGACGCTCTCGGCAAGGGCGCTACGCCGCAGGTGCTGCGCCGCTACAACCTGTCGTAAGGAGGCAGCATCGTGCTGACGGTAAACCCGAACTGGCGGCGAGCCGTGAAGCCGAGAAGCAACGTCGCCATCATCGCCTCGCAGTACGTGAACTGGAGCGGCGGGACCATCCTGCCGTTCCAGGTGCGGTTCCTCAACGAGGCGTTCGCGCAGGACAAGCACGGCAAGTGGAGGTATTCGCGCGTAGCGTTGAACACGCCACGACAGAACGGCAAGACGAAGCTGCTGACCGCACTCATCATCTACGCCATGTACGTCATGCGTGCCTCCATACTCGTCACCGCGCACGAGATGAGCGTGGTCCACAAGATCTACGAGGACGTGTTCGACACCATCTCGCATAGCGAGGAGCTGAACGCCGAGCTCAAGGCGGACGGCGGCAAGTTCGCGTCCGGCACGGGCAAGGAGTACATCAGGCTATCCACTGGCGGCACCGTGTCATTCCGTTCGCGCCGCAACCCTTCGGCGGGCATGGGAGGCACCTACGATATCGTCATCTTCGATGAGGCGCAGGAACTCAAAGCCGACTACGAGGGCATGATAACCAAGACGCTCAAAACGAAGCCAAACGCGCTCGTCGTCTACACCGGTACCCCGTTCCTGCCCAATTCGATAGGCGACACGTTCAACATTCTTCTCGACACCGCAAGCGAGCAGGACGGCGTGTACGCCGTGCGCTACGGCATCGATGACGAGATGGCCGACCTGACCGACAAGAGCCTGTGGGCGCTCACCAATCCCCTTTACCCCAATGTCATCGACGATAGCGCGTTCCTCAACGATCTCGCCATCGCCCGCCAGAACGGGGCAGCTGGACTGCTCGACATGCGCATACAGGACCTCGGCCTATGGTGGAAGGACAAGATACCGCCAGCCATACCAGCAGAACTCTGGCAGGCGTCCACATTGGACATCGCCAACGACCCGAACACTAACGTCATAGCCATCACCAGCGATCCCATGAGCGGAACGCTAGCCATGAGCGTCGCCTCCATGACTGCGGAAACCGTTGACGGCACGGAATCCTATCCGAAATGGCGGTACATCACCGGCGAGATAATCTCCGAGCGCAGCTCGAACGAAAGCTGGAAGTGGATAGGCGAGGCCGTCAAGGGTATGCCACGGCATACGGTGATAATCCTCGACGCTGGAGCGTTGAACAAGCCTCTCATGGAGTACATTCCCGGCTCCATGGACGTGGTGCAGCTGAACAATCAGGAGTTTCTCGCCTCGCAGCAGGGGTTCATGGATGCGCTCAACAGCGGCCTGTTCAAGCATCCGAACTCGCCGGACCTGACGGATGAGGTGCGCAACGCGCAGAAGCGTGCGTCCGGCGATCTGTGGAAGTTCGACGCGATAAGGCAGACGCATGATGACGGCAGGCCAGCCACGGTGACCGGCCTGAAGGGGCTCGCCGAAGCGGTATGGTATCGTAATGTGAACAAGCCGCAGGAGCGGACGCGAAGGACGGTGTATGCGTGAGTCGTGGTCATGACAGCAGCCTGTACAGGTCGAACAGGGCGGCGCTCCGTCGCAGGTCGAAGGAATTGAATGCGCCGTGCGCGTACTGTGGTATGCCAATCGACTATGATGCTCCGCCGTCGAGTCCGATGGCGTTCACCGCCGACCATGTGGTGCCCGTCCATGCCGGTGGTTCGGACCGGATGGAGAATCTGGTGGCGGCTCATGCCCGATGCAATAGGGCGAAGTCGGACCGGATGGTGCAGAGCAGGTCGAGGACGAAGACGAGCGCGACACGCCGATGGTGGTAGTTTCCGGTTGTATGATAGAATATGAGTGGTTCGCGGAGATCACCTCTCGTCTGATAGACGAACGCCTGACTCCTTCCTTTGTTGGCCGTGTATCCGCGAACCACTTGGCTCGGGTAGCTCAGCAGGTGAGAGCAGATGCCTTATAAGCATCAGGTCGGTGGTTCAACACCATCTCCGAGCACGCGGGTTCTTGGCAGAAAGTAATGCGACCGGTAGCGCCGGTTTGTCCTAGTGTAGCGTCTAGGAGGACACGCCAAGGTGTCTTGGCTGAGCGGCAAAGGCGGTCGGCTGTAAACCGACTCTCATTGAGTTCGTAGGTTCGAGTCCTACAGGCACCACGCAGTTTCAGTAGGCTATGAGTTGGCTGCCTGAGCAATCAGGCATTGGTTATCCGTGACCACCAACGAGCTGAACAGCATAGCGGACGCGCGGGGTGCGATACCTCGCATTTAAACTTACCATCCCGGCAAGTGCGCAAGTGCCGGATATACAAGTAACACGCACTGAGGGCGGCCGCTTTCAAACCTTTTGCGGCGCGGCCCTCTTTTTTTGTTTTTGCACGGAAAACACTTGACAAGTGTGATACAATATGATATAGGCCTTCTTCGAGATGGCAATGAGGTTGCGGGACCGTATAAAAACCCGAATGAGGCGAACCCAGCCGTGACACAACAGGGAAGTTGAATCACGCACATCCATAACTGGGAGACAATCACCTCATGGCACTTACCACCATCGGCATAACGCCCGACTTCGTTTCCAACGATCTCATCTCCGAGCAGACGAACCCCTCCGCGCTCGCCAGAATCGCCTCGCCAATCCCGCTCGACCTTCAAGGCAAGGACACTCAGGTCATCAACTTCGACGGCGAAATGCAGATCTTCGCCGAAGACTTCGCCGGAGCGACGGCAAACGAGACCACGAAGAAGTCCAACGACGCGACCAACACATCGCAGCGCATCACGCCCATCACGTTCCAGTACAGCCAGCGGTTCCCGAAGCGGTTCCTCACCATGTTCGGCGCGAACGCCTACAACAACCATGGCGAAGGCTTGACCTTCTCCGCTGGAATGCCGCAGTCCGTCATGGCCCAGCTGCTCACCAACCCCTACCAGCAGAACATTCTCGGACAGTTCCGCACCGCCGTCAACGCCGCCGCAGGGCGAGCGCTCGACTATGCTGGCATCTTCGGTCTCAACCCCTATGACAAGGCCGCGTCGCAGGTCGCCCGCATCAACGACTTCCTGCTCAACCACGCCAGCAAGGTCACGTGGACTCCTCCGGCCAAGCCGACTCCCGGCGATACCGCCGCATCCGCCGCGCTCCGCCAGACCGTGCGCGACCTTGGCGAGAACCAGGCCGACTACGATCTTCAGGGAGCCATCACCGGCACCTACATGGGCGCTCTCGGAGACGAGACCACGACCATCGGCTCGTCCGGCACGTTCGCCGGAGGCATTCCTCTGGCCGCGACTCAGGTCAACATCGCCAACGTGCCGTTCGCCGTCTCCCCCACCGTAGCCGACGAGGCTGCGGCAACCGGCTCCGGCGCGCTGACCGACCTGAAGCTCGACGGCGTGGTCGGATCGTTCCGCAACCGGTTCAAGTACGGCGTCATCCCGCTGACCGGCATCGAAGTGTTCGACGTCGGCAACCCGGACGGCAAGGCGAACGATCTCGCAGCCGTCAACCAGGTGCTTCTCCGCGTCGAAGTCGCCATCGGCTGGGGCTTCCTCGGCGGCTCCGACAAGTTCCGCGCCATCGTCCACTCCACCAAAACCGGCGCATGAGTCGAAACCACTGATTAAGGAGTAATCACATATGGCACTTCTGCAAAACACCAAGAACGTCGGCGCATCCAAGCCGTACCAGGACGGTACGCGATCCGGCTACATCTGGATAGCGCCCGCAGGAACAAAACTGCCCGCCAAGTATGATGAGGCGCTGGATGCCGCGTTCGCCGGACTCGGCTACATGAGCGACGACGGGCTGACTGAGCCTGCCGCCCTGTCGCCCGGCGACAACGTGAACGACGCTGGCGGCGAACAGATATTCCAGTACGACCCCACGTTCGCCAAGACGTGGACCGGCACCGCCGTCGAATCGAAGAACGTCGACCTGCTCAAGGCAGCGTTCGGCTCCAGCAACGTGACCGTCGACGCCACCACCGGCATGGTCACCTACTCCGAGTCGGCCATCAGCCCCGAGCATCACGTCATCGTCGTTGACGAACTCGTGCGAGGCAAGCGCGTGCGACACGTCATGCCCGACGCCACGTTCATGATAACCGACGACGTTAGCCACGTCTCCACCGCGCTCGTCTCCTACGGCTTCACCATCACCGCATACGCCACCGACAGCTACCCGGCGCAGCGCACGTTCATGGAGCCGGACACCGTGCCGAAGCCGTAAGGCCACATCCAATACCACCCCGCATCAGGCGTCATCGGGTTCGCCCGGTGCGGGGTTTCTCTTTACCAACCCGATTCCAATAACCATAGGAGCAACCCGATATGACAGCCAGCAAATTCGACATAGCAATCACCGACGACGGCGGCGAGAAGCTCGCAAAGCTACTCACCAACGCGAAGTTCGTCCGCATCGTCAACTCCACCGACACCGGCGACGTGCTGCAATCGGAACTCATGCTCATACGGTTCATGCAATCCCTCTACGGCGACGACAACTACCTGAAGCTCGAAGACCATTACGACGGAAACATCACCGACATGTGGGAATTCACGGAGGGAAAACTCAAGACGCTTGGGGAATCAGCCCAAGCAGAATAATGCTGGCAGGGGATATCCTGTCATGGCCAGCCGAACTGCTCGCCTCATTCGCCGGACAGTACGGCAGTCCGACAGTTTACCCCCTGCTTGTCAGGGCCAAGCTCGTAGGAACCTACGGCGTGATAGCCCGAATGCTGGACGTGGTGCAACGCAACACCGTAGCGCCATACGCGTCGAAGAACAAGCCCCCGCAGATGATCCTTCCAGAACCGGAGAAGAACCGGGAACAGAGGCGGGGATACGACAAGAACGAACTCGATGACATTCTGGGAATAGGACGTCGCGGGGCGGGAGTGAATGATGGCGAAGGCTTCGATAGCCACAGCGTGGATACAGGTGATACCGTCTCTTGACGGCCTCCAGTCCGCTTTGGTAAAAGCGTCGAGAGGCTCGACGCTCACACCGAAAATCGCACTCCCCTCCACTGCGTCCAGCATGTTCAACAAGTCCGGTTCACTATTGGGCGGATTGTTCTCCACATCATTCAACAAGAAGTCCGGTTCCGGCATGACCGGT